TGCAAGGCCTTCGCCCAGTCGCCGAACGCCGTCCGCAAATCGACGAAAGCGTTGAACGTGTCCCGGGCGCTCGGGGTCAGCTTCGCCAGCTCCGCCTGGTACTTGGCCTGCGCGACGGCAGCCTGATCCACACCCCCGGCCGCCGACTGCGACGCGGAGGCAATCTGCCGCTGGGCTGAAGCGATTGAGTCCGCGCCGGACTGCTGCGCCTGCACGACCCGCTCTTGGGCGCGGGCAATGTTCTCGGCGCCCTGCCGCTGCGTCTCAGAGACGTTCTTCTGCGCCTCCGACAGCTTCGCCTGCGCGTCCGCGATCGACCGGGTGTTCGCGATCTGCGTCTTCGTGACGTCGGCCTGTGCAGCCTTCAGGGCGCCGGTCTTGTCGATGACGTCCTGCTGCGCCGCAGCGACCTGCTCCTGAGCCGACTTGACCGTCGCCGACCCCTCGACCCCCGCCTTGTTGGCCGCCTTCGTGTCTACAGTGAGCCGCTTCGTCTCCAGCCGCTGCTCGCCGAGCCGCTGCACCGCCTGGTCATAGGCGAGAAGCGCCTTCTTCTTGTCGAGATCACTCGCGTTGGCGTTGTTCACCACCGCGTCGCGTCGCGCGGTCGCCTCCGCCAAGGCGATCTCGGCATCCCGCTCGCTGAGCTTGGAGTCGGTGAGCTGATTGCTCAGATCCTGCAACTGCCGAGAAGCCTCGGCCCGGGCCGCCGTCAGATCCAACTGGGCTTGGCGTGAGGACTTCTGCGCCTGCGCAAGGTCCCGCTCGGCCCTGTCGACCTGCTGGTTCGCCTGCTGCATCCGCTCCGCAGCCTGCGCATACGCGTCCGCCAGGGACGTGCGGGCAGACGTCACCTCCGCTGCGGCCTGACTGTTCGCCTTCGCCGCCGCACGCACGGCATCACCCACGCCACGCTCAGCGTCGGAGATCTGACGTGCCGCATTGCGCTGAGCGGTAGCCAGCGACTGCTGTGCGCCCGCCATCTGCAAGGCCTTCGACGCGCCCTGCGAGTTGGCCTGACCACCCTGATAGGTGGCGTTCGTCGCTGCCTGCTGGGCGGCTTTCTGTGCCGTGAGGACCGCCCCGATCTGCTTGAAAGCAGGGATCCCCACGAGGGCGATCGACCCGATGCCCACGCCGGCCGCCACGGCGGCAGCCGCGACCGCACCCAGGCCCGCGGCGATCACCGGCAGCACCGGCAGAATCGCCGGGCCGAACGTGACCGCGGCTGCTGTCAGAAGCCGGAAGCCCGACGCGGCCGATGACGTATCAACATCAACCTTCTTGCCGTCCACGGCGTCGACCTCGGCCCGCAGCGCCGCAAGCTGTGCCAGCGCGGCGGCCGTGTCGGCTCGGACCTGGACGTTCGGGTGCTCGGCGCCTAGCCGCTTCAGGCGCGCCTCAATGTCGGTGATCTGCGTCAGAGCGAAACCGGCATCAATGTCGATACCGACCCTCTTGTTCGACAGCGACTCCATTCGCGCCCGCAGGCGCGCCAGGTCGGCGTCGAATCCCGTCGTCGCCAAGCCCACGTCAGCCTTCGGCAGCGACTTGAACGCCGCCTCCAGTCGGGCCTTCAGTGACCGGGAGAACGCGCCCGCCGTCTCATCGCCCTGCCGGGCCGCCGCCGGACGCGCCGCACGGGCGCCGGCGTTGATGCCGTCCCGGATCGCTGGCGTGAGATGCGTGACGAGCTGCCGGCCGATGATCCGGCCGACCTCGTCACCGATCTGCGACGCCGGAGGAACGAGGGCCGCCCGCAGCCGGCCCTCGATGCCAGATGCGTTCGGGACGACATCAACTTCGACACTGCCGACAGAGATAGCGGGCACCGAGGGCCTCCCCTCAGCGCTACGCAGCGCTCCCGTTAATCAGCTCGAACAGGACGGTCGCGGAGTTCTCGGTGAGCGTCGGCTTCGGCTTCGGCGCCTTGGCGGAGGGCCTCCGGACCGGTGGTGGCACGGTGGGCTTCTTGGATCCCTTGGGGGTGTTGGCGCTGGAATACAGGTAGCCGAGATCGGCCACACGGTCGGCAATCAGCGCGAGCAGTTGCTCCTCCTGCGACCAGCGGCCCTTCTCCGGCTCACCCTTGTCCGCCTGCGCCGCAATCTCCTCATCGGTCAAGGCGTTCCGCAGGGCCGTCCATGTAGCCGACTCGGGCGGCAGATGCTGAATGAGGACCCGCAACCGGCGCCACGACATCGCGCCCCGGTGGACGTCCAGCAAGTCGACGCCCTGGTAGTAGCGCAGCAGGTCGGCTTCTACCGCCTCCGCGTGCGCCTCGACGACGGCGCGGGTCCACGCGAGTTTCCCAGGCTCTCACCAGCATGCCGGGACGCCTGCTCGGTGAAGGACAGCCACTCCTCCATCGTCGGGTCGAGCTCCAGGTACAGCTCGTAGTCGTCCGGGTGGAAGACCTTCGCAGCGAACTCGTCGATCTGCCCCTGCTGAAGCAGGCGCTGCCACGACGTCCGCCACGCCGACGGAGGAACGATCTGCACTTCCTCACCGCACAGTTCCGCGGTGACGTAGTGCCCCTCGGCCTCGATCTCCTGCGCCTCGGAGGCCGAAATCTCCTCGTCGGCGGGCGTGCGGGCAGTAGGCGGGCGGGATACGGGACGTGCCGCCGTGCGCGGCTTCCTGCTGCTCGCGGTGGACTTGCGGGGTGTCGTCGCCATGGCGCGGGTCTCTCTTCCTGTGATGGCGCGGGCAGTGTTCGAAGGTGGGCGGGCCGGGCCCGCGCCGGCTGGCTATTCCAGCCCGCCCACCCGTTCAGGACCCGCTGTATGCAGGCGTCGCGGGCAGCTTGTCGGTGTGGTAGACGGTGTTACCTGCCGCGTCTGGGTAGGCGGTCACGGTGATCTCGTAGCCGGACATCTCGTCCTGCTTGAACGACACGTCGGAGCGGTCGCTGACCTCGCCCTGCGGGACGTAGAAGCCGCGGGCGGTCTCCCCGTCGATCGCGACGAACCACCAGGCGCGCCGGTCCGGAGTCGGCGACGCGGTCTCCGCGAACGCGGTGAGGCCGGTGACGCCGTCCGGTGTGAGATCCCCTGCGGGGATGCGGTACATGACGGACTGCACGGCGACACGTGCGGTCTCCCACAAGGTCACGCCGAAGGTCCGCACACTCTTGGTGATCTGCGTGCGGAACGGGGAGGTGAGGCCCCAGGGGGTGAACTCCTGGCTGTCCTCGTCGAAGCCGTAGGTGAGGCCGTCGTCGGAGATGGCGCCCAGCGGCTCCCACGGGGAGACGGGCTGAGTCAGCGGCGACGCGGGCGCGGACGCGCCGACGTCCGCGATCCATCCCCCTCCATTTGCTCCGATGATGGTGAGATCTGCCGCGCGGGTGATGTTGACCATGAAGGGTCTCCAGATATGCAGAAACCCCGCACGGCGGCGGGGTTTGGTGGGTGGACGCGGCGCGGACCGACCCGTCTGGAGACCAGTCGGATCTAGATTTGTAGTCCGTTGTTGACGCGCAACAAGAAGGCCAACAGGCCTTCATCGCGCTTGGACGAGTTGCAGCTCATGCAGGCGGGGGCGAGGTTGCTCCACTCCCCCGTCCCGCTCTTGGCAACGGGGACTATGTGGTCAACCGCCTGTGCGGCCTTACCGCAGTACACGCAGGGGTCGAGGCTGATGAGCTGCACGTACTCCAGGGATTCAGGGAAGAGCGTCCAGTCGGCATCGCTGCTGCGGCGGATGATGCGTTGTGTCCGCTTGTAGCGCAGACTGTGCTCCCTGTTCGCTCTGTACCAGGAGTTCCAGCGCTCCCGACGCTGTTCAAGCGTCTGGCTAGCCCATCGGGTCGCATCGATCTCGCGGCGACGGTTGCGGTACGCCGGAAGCCGCATGGCGTCGGTGGCGGCCTTTCGCGCCTGGTTCTTCGCGTACCAGGCTTCGTCGCGAGCCTTTCGCTTCTCCGGGTTGTTGCGCTGCCACGCCTTGGCTATGTCACTGGAACAGGGCTTGCAGTAACTGCCGTGCCCGGACTTCTTGCGCTTGTCCTTGCGGAACTGCTCGATCGGCTTGACCGTGTCGCACCGCTTGCAGAGCTTCTCCACACCCACCCCATTCTGTAAGGTCTGACTCAACCTTACAGAACATGCCACCTGTACGATCCGGACATGGATGAAGTCGTCAAGGTGCAGGAGGCGCGGGAGCAGTTCGCGCAACTCCTGAACGGCACGCAGTGGCAGAACAAGCACGTCGCCATCACGCGGCACGGCAAAACGGCGGGCGTTCTGGTCCCGCCTGACTGGTACGAGCGAGCCCTGCGCGCCCTGGCCAGTGAGGGAATCTAGACCGGGTGACAGAAGATTTCGTAGGTGCCGCCGACGCGGCGCAAGGCAGTGTTGTCGTAGGGGCGTTCCGCAGGGAGGGCGAGAGCCCCGGTGCGGGCAATGACCACTGCGGCGCTGGTCGAACCCCGCAGCTCGCCCGTCACCCAGGCGTGTACCTGCCGGGCCAGCCCGATCGCGGACGCCCGGGTCCCGTGGTAGACGTCGATGTCGACGAGCATCCGGCTGAGCCTCAGCCCGTCGTCTCCACCGCCTGGGATCTGGCGGATCTGGATCGTCGGCAGCTCGTTGGCCAGGTTGTTGTCGAGCTCGTCCCGCACCACCGCGCCGGGGAAGCGGACCGTGGCCCGGGTGATGAGCTCCAACTCGATGTCGACGAGAGCGGTCACTGGTTCCGCCCTCCTTGCAGCGCCGCCCGTAGCAGCACGTGATGAGCGGGCCCGGACGGGTGCCCGTTGCCGTACTCCACCCAGCGGGCGTAGTAGGCGGAGTTGCGGACGTAGCCGACCGCGCGGTCCCGATTCCGGCCGCCGCGCGCCGTGCTGTCCGCCTCCCACGACGCCTTGTAGTGCCCCGGATCAGGGCTGCTCTCGTCCACTGGGGAGAGGGCGACAGCGACGCCCTTGATGACCTCGGCGCGGCGCAGCATCTCCGCCTGCATGCCCGGCATCCGGAGCATCGCGCCGACACCTTTGCGCTTCATCTTGAACCGTGCTGCCATAGCCCCTCCTTCACCACGCAACCTAGGGGGCGGGCATGGACGTCAAGGGCGTACTCGGCAGCATCAGCTTTGACGGGGAATGGGTCACCGTCACCAAGACGCCATTCGGGTCAAGTCCTGCACCCGTCCGCATCCGGGCCGCTGACATCACCGGAACCCGCTTCAAGCCGGGAACCCGGCTGTTCCGCGGCTACGTTCAGTTCCTGCTCCCGGGAGCTCTCGCCGCCGGGGAGCAGCGCGGTCTCATGGCGGGCGGGCGCCCGCCCTACGAAGACCCGCACAGTCTGTCCATCCCGCGGAAGTCGAACGCCGCCGCCGAGAAACTCATCGCCGCCATCGAGCAGGCCCGCGGTTAGCCAGTCACCCGGTCCGCCGCGAACTGGATGGGGCCGCGCATGCCAGTGAACACGCTGCGCCCCCAGTCGCCGGGCTCGCCCGTGATGCCGCACTTCACGCCCCGCACCATCACCTGATCCGTGGTCCGAAGCGGCATCTTCGCCGCGGGTGCGGCCGGGGCATAGATCGTCCAGCCGACAATGACCGTGTCCCGGTTCTGCTGCTCCGCCCCGCCAACCTGCGGAGTCTCCGCGCGCGGCGTGACCGCGCAACCCGCAAGGTCGAACGACTCATCCGGACCGGGCAACGGCTGACCGCGAGGATCCCTACCCGGCGAGGTCCCGGTACGCACGATCCGCACCGTCTCCCCGAACGGGTACGGGGCCGGCATCAGGGATACCCCCAGCCGGCCTCGAAGTCCTCTGCGAAGCCGGTGTACTCGTCCACGGGCCATGTCGGCGACGGGTCCGCGGTGACCGGGGTCGGGTCGATGGTGAAGGCTCCCCCACGTCCCGCCAGGGACTTGAGGGCAGCCTTGTCGTTCTTCGTCAGGTACAGGCCACCCGAACCGGACGGGCGCTGCACCGACATGGGGCCGATGGTCTCGTAGGACACCTGCTGCGGGTTCACGTAGGCGCGCCCCGCCACCGAGAGGACGACCGCCTCCGCGCCTTCAGGGATCGGCTTCACGATCGTCTGACAGAGAGAGACGGCTGATTCGATCAGGAGGTCTGCACGGTTGCCGTCGATCTCGCCGAGCCCCAGGAAGAGGCCCAACTGCTCGACGGTCGGAGGGGTGAACGTCACGGCGCCTCCTATCGGGCCAGGCCCTCCACGGCACTGCACCAGGCAGCCAGATCGGCAGACGGATCCAGCTCGGCAGACCGGGCCTTGGCGCGCTTCGACGCCAGCCTGTACTCGGCCGCGGTGCCCAGTTTCCGCAGCACCGCCGCGTAGCCGTCGATGTCCTCGCGGTCCACGAAGATCCCGGCTTCACCCAGTGACTCGCACAGGCCAGATGTCGGATGCGCGACCACGGGAATTCCGGACGCCAGGGCCTCGCATCCAGCCCGGCCCCACGACTCGTAGGAGGAAGGCATCAGGAGTACACGAGTGCGGGCGTACACCTTCTCCCGCATGTCCTCGCCGCGAACATGCTCGACGATCTCGACGTTCGGCAGGTCCGGGAGGATCTGCTCCCCGTAGGCGCCCTTCACGGCAAGGAACTGCTGATCCGGCATTCGTTCGGCGAGGGCTTTGAGGACCTTGCCGCCCTTCTCCGGATTGCAGTTGACCAGCGTGATCGCCTTGCCGGGCTTCGTCGCGTACTCGTCGGCGAACACTGGCGGTCGCACGATCAGCGAAGACGCGGGGCGGACGGACTTCGGGTACTCGGCGAAGAACAGCTCCGCCTCCCGCTCCATCCAGACCGAGTTGTAGACCGCCAGCGCGGTACCGCCCGCCGCAGCATCGCGGAACGTCGGCCGGTGCGTGTTGTGGCAGACCACCACCAGCGGCTTGCCCCAACCGCGTGCCAGGGATGCCGTCGAAGGCACCGTCTCCAGATGTGCGAGCAGAACGCTCGCCCGCTTCACCGCATTCGAGAAGTCCAGTCGCGACTCCAGCGGCACCACCTTGATGCCGCGGTAGTCGTACTCCTTGTGGACGCTGCCGTAGCGGGACAGCCACACGGACACGTCGTGCCCGCGCTCCACCAGAGGCCGCAGCATGGAGACGAGCATGTGCTCGGCGCCAGCGTTGTGCTCCGGCGGCATGGCGTGCACGCGGGCGACGATGGACAGCGGCCTGGCTGCCCCGCCCGGCGCGGAAGCCGGGACAGCCCGCCCCATCAGGCGCTACCGGAAGGAGTGCCGGTGAACTTGACGAACGCGTCGGTGTCGCCGATCACGAGACCGTAGAAGGCCTCCGCCAGCAGCAGCACCAGGTTCTCCTGGAACGCGGAGTGGACGCCGCCGTCCTCGTCGACGTAGGTGGCCTCCTTGGAGATCCGCACGGTGATGTCCATGCCGACGCCGAACGCCGCCTGGCTCCAGTCGCCGCCGATGCCCCGCAGGCCGGAGTCGCTGCTCGCGGACTGGCGGCGCTGCTTGCCCGACACGCTGCGGGAGTAGGCGAGCGGCTCCCCGATCAGCGTGCCCGCCGAGGCCATGTTCGTTCCCGGCGTGGTGGTGTCGACCAGGATCGGCCGGCCCGTCGTGTCGGTCGCGAGGAGGAGCTTCGGCTTCAGGCGGTGGTCGGCGACCGTTCCGGTGTAGTCCCAGTCCGAGTCGATGACCTTCTCCATGCCGGTGACCAGGTCGGCCCAGATGCCGCCGGTGCCCTGCGACGCGGTTCCCAGCGCCACCACGTTGGTGGTCTCCGCCAGGTAGTCGTCGAACGGACCGGCCGCGCCCTTCATGGTCTTGCCGTGGATCGCCGCGTGGTCGAAGGCCCGCGCGAACGCGGTCGGCAGGTCGGTCTGGAGCTGCGTCCACAGGCCGCCCGCGTTGGTCAGCACGACCTCTTCGGCGACCGGGATCAGGACCGCGAGCTTCTTCGCGGTCATCTGCTTCACACCGACCGACGACGTCGACAGCGGCTTCCGTGCCGCCTGTCCGACCCAGTCCGCGGTCGGAACGTCCATCGGGATCGGCACCGACGTGGTTGCGTCGATCGCCAGCGGTGCGCGCCGCGCCAGCGCCATCACCGCGGACTGCTCGACGCTCTTCTCGAAGATCGGAGAGGTCAGAGTCCGCGGCAGCAGTGAAGCGTTGACATCGGAGAGCTTGAGAGGGGCCGTAGCCACCATGGTCTACTCGCTTTCAGCGACTACGTAAGCCGCGACTTGGTCCACGCGGCGAACTCGTCCGCCGGGGTGAGGGTCCGTTGGTTGTTGGCACCGGACGCCTGTGTGCGGTCTGGTGCGGGACGCCGCGGGCCCTCCGGGGGCTGGGTTTTCGCCCAGTGCGGCTTGCGCTCCAGGAGCGCTTCGAGGTCCGCCTTGATGGCCGCCTCGTCGATGTCGCCGTCAGAGTCGATGTACGAGTCGAGATCCAGCGCGCCGACCGCATCCTCCGGATCGGCGAACGACGTCATCGCCAGCGCCTGCACCTGCGTGCGCGCCAACCTCTGGCGCGTCTTCGTGACCTGTTCCTGTGCGGCAGAGAGCTGGTCGTTGAGGCGCTCGGACTCCGTCTTCTCGGAGTCCTTGATGCGCTGCAGTTCGGCCAGCAGCGGCTCCGCCTTCTTCAGGCGCTCGCGAAGGTTCTTGGCCTCGCTGTTCTTCTTGCGGAGTTCGGCCTCGAACTTGGCCCGGTCGAGCGGCTTCTCCTCGCCCCCGGTGTCCGCCTCCTGGGCGTCATCCGTGGGCTCGGTGCTGTCGTCCGTCTCGGTCGCCGTCTCCTCGACGGTCTCTTCGGTGCCGGTGTCCTGCTGCTCGGTTGTCTCGGTCTCTTCGGGCATGACGGATCGGCCCTCCAGGGGCTGTGGAAATGAGAAAGGCCGCCACCAGGGCGACCTCGTTGATCAGTTGGATCCGGGGAGTGGATTCGAGTCGTGTTCGGCCAGCGCCCGCCGGAACAGGCGAAGCTGGTCTCCCGGATGGCCTTGGGCGTACTCGCGGTAGATGCGATCCCACTCCGCGGCATGCGGTGACAGCGCAAAGTGCTGACCGCGGAAGACGGGGACGATCCCGCAGTGGCAGTTGTTGTGGAACTTCACCACCGACGCGTCACCGGAGAACAGGTCGTTCGCGTCGCGGCCCGCGGTCTCTGCCGTCGCATACACGGCCCCGCGGGACGCCATGAGCTTGCAGAAGGAGCAGGCGCCGAGCGCTGCGGTCCGCGCGTAGGCGACCGCCTGGGGGTCGGCCTTCACGGCTTGCCGCAGCGTGTCCCGGCCAACGTCCACGACCAGTTTCTGCGTTGCCGAGTCAGCCTTGGCCATCGCCGCTTCGAGCCGCACGTCAAACGGCTCCTGCTGCACAGTCGTGGCGTCCGCCTTGTCGCGCGCCCACAGATCCTTCGTGGCCCAGCGCAGTGAGGAATCCACCTGCTCGTCCGGCGGCGGATCAGCCAGCAACGCCGTGAATGAGCCCGGCATGCCGGCTGCTTCACGCTCCCCGTCGTAGAAGTCGCCGGCCAGAGTCGCCGACGTTTCCGAGTAGCGGGCGACGATCGCCGTGACCGCGTCTATCCATGGCGGCACCGTCGCTTGCAGCCGGTTCTGGTTGATGAGCCCGTGCAGGGCCAGCAGATCCCGGAGGAGCAGCCTGGTGAGCCCGAGTTGGGCGGCACGCCACTTCCCGGCCGAGGCCGAGCCGTCAGAGGTTGTCGATGCCAAGGCCAGCCTCCGACGACTGCGGGGCTGCCGGGATCGGCGCAGCGGATCCGAGCTCGGCAAGCCGGTCCATCAGGGCGCTGCTCCCGGCCCGGCCCGCACTGCGGCGGCGGTCGGCAGTAACCCGCTGCCGCTGCCCCTCCGTCAGCCCTGCCATCTCCAACGTCACATCGGAGTCGGCAGGCAGGATCCCGGCCTGCACGAGCTTCACCGTGGCGTCCGCCTGCGCAGCCACCGTTGGCGTTGCCGGGTTCCGCCACACCGTCTCGATGCGCCGCGCCTTGTCCGGTGGCTCGCCGTCCCGAACCCACAGTGCGAGGCGCATGGCCTGCTGCCAGGCGGATCCGAAGCGCCGGATCCGGCGCTCGGAGCGCTTCACCAGCTTCGCCTCAGTCGAGCGGATCGCATCCGCGGAGGCCGGGTTGTCGGTGGTGTAGCCGAGCATGTGCGGCGGCAGCCCGAACTGGGACGACATGATCCTGGCATACAGGTCGATGATCTTCGTCATGCCGGTCGGATCGTGTGCCGCGAACTGGCCGACCGTAGGCAGGTTGCCGTCCTCATCCCGCTCCAGCGCGAGCATGCGGCCGATGTACGTCTCCCACGCGGTCTTCGCGTTTCCCTCAGGATCCTGGAACGCGGATTCAGTAACGCCGAGCAGGTACCGCTGAGGGGCTCCGAAAAACTCGGCGGCCACCTCCATGCCCATCAGGCGTCGGCATCCGGCATCCGTGATCGACATAACCTCGGGGGTGATCTCCGACTTGCCGACCCGGTCGGCGGTGCGCTGCCGGTTCGCCATCCGCACAACCGGCACAACCCCCAGGCCGTGCATGTCGCGGTCGACGACCTCCCAGCCGCCTGAGGCGTTCGGCAGGCACATCACCGTCTGGTCCGGCAGGTAGAGGACGAGCATCCGCTCCTCGGGCCCGGACTCGATGTACGTGTCCGCGGCGCACTCGCGCAGCGCCGCCGTACCCATCCGCAGACGGGCATCCCACAGCAGCGTCATGTCCAGCGGCGACTCCGCCGAAATCAGCGGCGGGCAGCCGTCGCTGCCGCAGTCACCCGAGCCGACCGCCAGATACTCGCGGCCGTACACCAGCGCATCCAGGTGCGCGAGGCTCGACTCGTCGAACAGGTCGTTCGCGTCGGCGATCTCCGCCAGATCCGACGAGTCGGAACCGTCGGCCCACCGGAATGCCTCCAGGTCGAGGCGCTCCTCCAGGGATTCGACGCCCACTCGCGGCCAGCCGATGACCGTGTGCAGGCCCTTCAGTTGGGGCGGGATCGAGATGCCCAGGTCGCGGACCAGTTGCTCGCCGTTGAAGTAGGCGTCCCGCAACTGCAGTGCGTACCGGTCGCGCAGCATGTCCGCGCGCAGCAGGTTGGTCAGTGCGAGTTCGTCATCCGACAGGTACACGAGCGGGAGTTCGGGGATAGAGAGGGTCACCGCAGCACCACCACCCGTCCCTTGCCGCGCACGGTGGAGCGCGTCTGGTTCTTCGGACTGTTCAGGATGAGGCGCCGCAGCATGCGTGCACCGACCATGCACACCGCCAGGTCGATCTTCCGGGCGGACTCGCGGTGCTCCTTGCCGATCGTGATCCCCCACCGATTCGTCCGCCGCCTGGCGTTGATCACGTGAGTGCGCATCACCTTGTGGCCGTCATGGACGAGCGTCCGCTGCAACACGTCCTCGTGGGCCCGCTTCACCGCGTCCGTGAACGTCTCCTGATTGCGGGTATCGCGCATGTCCCAGCGGACAGCGTGCGCCCTCGGCCCGGAAGTAACGGCGCGCAGCAGCAGCTTCTTCCCGTGGGTCTGCCCCCACCGATCCAGGTAGGTATCCCAGTACATTTCGCCGTCATCGTCCTTGCCGGAACCCGGGTCGGCGTAGAACGCCAGCACCTTGAACCGGCCGAACGCGTTGGCGACAACGCCGTCGACATCCTCGCGCGGCACCTGATACGGCACATAGCCTGGCGTGTCCGGCAGCGGCCAGTTCGGCGGCTTCTGCCACACACCCAGCGTCGACACCAGGCCATCCGACATCCGGCAAGCGGCAAGGCCCGTCGCGTCGTCGCTCTTGGAGCCGTCGAAGAAGAGGACGACCTCGTCGCCATCCGCCAGCGCCAGGTCCTCGCGCTTGCATGCGTCCCACTCGTAGCGGGCCAGCCACGCATCCTCAGCCGCGGCGATCTGGTTGAACCAGAAGCGGCGGCTACGGGAAGGCGGGTTACGGACGTCGAGGATCGACTTGATGATCCGGGGAATGTTCAGCCAGACCGAGTCGCCCCGGACAGCAAGCAGCACCTTCTCCAGCCACGGCCTGGTGAGCTTCGCTTCGGGCGGGGCCTCCAGTGAGTCGTACAGGATTCCCGTGTCCTCGGCTCGGCCAGCCTCCGCGGCCTCGTAGGCGTCCCTGGTTTGCTCGGCGACCGAGTCCTCACCGGGCTCGAAAGCGTTGGTGAACGCGAAAGTCCGGGCCGAACCGTCCGCCGACTTCGTGGCGTTGCGCTCGATCGTGGCGGCCATCTCGTGGCCCTGGTTCGACTCGATCCAGTGGTGAGTCTCGTTGAGCAGGGTGAAGGTTGTCCGGCCGCCCTCAAGGGCGCGCGGTGACGAGGTGACGGCTTCGATCCGGGCCTCACCCTTGTGGGCGTAGACGATCTCCTTGCCGACGTCTACGCCGAACTCCGCCCGGGCCTTCGGTGTGAACAGGGACCCGAAGATGATCATCGTGTTGCGGGTCTGATCCTTCGAGACCGCAGCCACCTGCACCCAAGGCTCAGGATGCGGCTCGCCAATCGGCTGCCCCTCGGGGACGCCACTCTCGTCATCCGCGCCGGCAATACGCCCCGACCAGCGGGACGGGCCGATGAACTCGACGGCACAGAGCGTCGCCCCGAACGGATCCTTGCCCCAGCCCTTCAGGCGTTGCAACACGGCATCCCGGTACGCGAACTCGCCCGTCTCCGGATCCAGCGCGAACCACCACAAGACCAGCCGGACCTGCTCGTTCGTGTACCGCCACCGCTGCCCGCGATGCTGAAGGTAGGCGCCCGTCCACACGAGAACGTGCCAGCCGAGCGTGAACGCAGGCCGGATGAACAGGCCATCCTCGCCGCGCGTCCACGTGGGGCCGATGACAACAGGCGTGACCTCGTCCGGGACTTCCTCGACCGCCTGCTCAGCCACCGAAGGCGGAGCGGTAGTCATCAAGCGCCGTCACCTTCGCGTCACCATGCTGAGCCGACTTCTTCCGCTCCAGCTCCATGCGAGCCCGACGCCGGTCGCCCTCCGTCGACAGCAGCGAGGCCATCGCGCTATTGAGCGCAGCGACGTACTGTCCGTTCGGCGCCCGATCGGACGACAGTCCGCGCGACATCAGCTCCGCAACGTACCGGGCAACCGCCCAGTCCGACGGCTGATAGAACGCCGCCTGCCCCGACTCCCGCAGCGACAGATACCAGTCCGCGGCGATCGGATGCCACAGCGGATCAGCCCCAGGCAGGTCCGGCAGATCCACCGGCGCCCCAGAGGGTGCCTTCGTGACGGAATCCTTCTCTTCCTTCGAGCGATGGCCCATGCGCTCCTCGGAGCGCTTACCGATAGGTCCACGAGCGCCCATGACGACCTCCAGGGTCAGAGCACGCCACCAGGGCGCACAGAGGGCTGGAAACAACGACGCCCCAACTCAGGGACGCCGCCGGGGCGTCAGAGCGAGGCGATCAAACCGGCTGCATCAGGCAGCACGGCAAGCTCAAGCGGCGTACCCGGAACCCGGTCGCCGACGATGATGTAGCGGCGATCCGAGTACACCTCGACCGCCAACTCCCCCTTGCGGATCCGCCGGCCAGCCGGGACCGCGCCGCGGAACCAGAGGTGCAGGCCCGTGCCGGACCGGCCGCGCTCCATGTATGTCGACGGCAACTGGTCCACGATCGCCTGCGCCCAGGGGAGGACGCTCCCATCCTCGACCGCGTGGTCCAGGTCGACGACGACGATGCCGTCGCCGGCCGTCAGGACGAAGCCGACACCGTCACCGGTGCTCGACGCGGCGGCCGTGGCGTAGTCCGACCAGGCCGACGGGTCATTGACCGAGGCGAAGCGGCCATCGGTGCGCAGCGGCACCTTGTCCTTGTGGCGCACCCAGCGGGGGCGCGACGTCAACTCGGCAGGGATGCGGGCCTGCTGCTCAGCAGCCAAGGCGGCATCGCGCTCGCGCTTGCGGGTCCGAGCTGCGAGGACGCGATGCGAGTTGGAGCAGTAGCGGCGGTCCGACCGGTGCATCACCGGCAGGTCTCCCCCGCAGTACTCGCAGCTCTGAAGCGTCCCTGGCATGCATCCAGGATAGGCGAGCCTGTTAACGACTACAGGCCCTTGACCTGCACCGTTACCATCTTGAGACGATGAGCCGCACGTCGAGTGGACTAGACCGGTCGGACATCACCGCAGGTCAGGGGCCCTGGAAACCCGGGGGCGATGTCAGGTGCTATACGGGCCCGATCCCAGACAAAGTGGATCATGGGGTATCCCCCCAGGTGATCATGGTCTAGTTGATCAATCCGGGCACCTGGTTGATCATCCCGGCCAAGACCGGCGAGATCCCTCGTCGGTGATCATTCTCGTCGGCCCCTTGCCTTGAGCTTCTCGATCTTGCTCAGTCGACCTTCACTCAGCGTTCGCTGATCACTCAGCTCGACGAGTCGACGTGATGACCATGACCACATCGCCTGCCTCACCCGTGCGCCTGCCCTACCGGGCACGCACCCTGGGTGGCGGGTAGGGGGCGGCCGGCGCCTGCCCTACGCCTCGGCCTGCTCCCTGCCGTCGAGGGAGTGGTGCACCAGCAGCCAGCCGATCGACCCATCGTCCTGGGCGACTGGCCTGACCTCGGGTCCGCACGCGCAGTCGGGCTCGGCCGTGCTGGTGTCGTGGTCGACCACGTCGTTGGTCGGCGTGACGTGGATGACATTGGTCACCGATCGCCGCCATCAGCAAGAGCCTCTCGCGCGTGCCGCTCCTCTGTCGCGCCGATCCTCAGGTATCCATCAGCGTGTTCCCTGAGCGCGACCACTAGGCGTTCGTATGGCACATCGAGGGCGTTTGCTACAGCCTCTGCGCTCGGGGTGCGTAGCCAGTTGCTGCCCGGCTTGGCAGGTGGCACGAGCCCTGCGGTGCGGGCTTTGGAGATCCAGCGCTGGATAGTCCGGCGGGATCGATCCGGGTAGGCCGCGTGCACGGCGGAGATTCGGTCCTCGCCTGTTTCGGCGGCACGTTGCCACACCTCTGCGACCCTAGCGAGCCGGTCAATCATTGTCGCGCCCGATCTCTCGGTCCCGCCTTATCGGTGGGCGTCTACAGGGTGGTCAATCAAGGAGACGTGACTGTCCATCCATAGCTGCGAAGGATGGCTGCGGCGGCTACACGCGCTTCAGCGGAGTCCAGGATGGTGTCGAGATAGTCCCCGCCCCTTCCGTGCAGGCCGATGCGCAGTTCGAGGTTCTCGGGTCGGTTGTCGCCTCGGTTCGCGTTCTTATGGTGCACGGTGAAGTCTCGCGTGATCGGGATGCCGTACTTCTGCTCGGCTATCAGGATGTGCTGGTAGACCCAGCCGAAGCGGTCGGTCCTGTGATGGCCGGTCGCCTTGATGAGGATGTAGCCGTTCTGATCGATGCGAGTCGAGCCCTCGGGAGCGGGGCGCCCCATCGGAAGCACTGCGTCTTCGGGGAGTCCCCGCTTCTGTCGCTTGGTCACCTTCGCGTACTGGGCGTGGCACGGACGACACCACGAGGAGTAGGTGTTGCGTGCGCGAGTCCAGCGGAACTCCGCAATGTCCTTCGTCTCACCGCACCTGCTGCACGGCTTCGTCGACTCCCCCGGCCTCCACGAGTTTGCGCGTCGTGCCCGTTCGGTCACACGGCGAGCCTGGTTGTACCGCTCCTGATCCTCGGGCGTCATTCGTTCTCGTTGCCGCTTCGCTGCTGCTCGCGCCTTATGTTCACGGGAGCAGTACATAGCTTCGGGCCGCTTACTGATCAGGGGTTCGTTGCAGTAGAGGCAGGTGCGTGACATGCCCTCAGTTTATCGGTTATTGCCTTTCCCGGTTGACCTGTTCGCGCGAGAGCCTGGCCATATCCCGGTGGATTCGTGGAACCTGAGTGCGCAGTACCCCTTCGCCCGTGGCCCCATGAAGCGCTGCACGCGGGACACGCACCGGGTGAAGGCTCCGCTGCGTGGCGCGTAGCCGATCCCGGCCGCCTTGCCTCGGGAGGTCGGGCGGTCCGACCAGTAGCGCCTGCCTTCGCGGACGATGCGCCGGCTGCTCTTCGCTCGGTTGGCCACAGTCCTCACTCCTTCTGCGGCGCGGGCCTGTCGGCGGGTTCCTGTTCTTCGTCTACCCGCATGATGCTGCGGACTTGCTCGCGGGGTACGGCGTAGCAGGGGCCGGCTTCGTCGTGGAAGACGGCCCATCCTTCGGTGAACTCGACGGTGAGCTGGTCGTCTTCGAGGAGGGTGTCGTCGCCGTGGCGTTCGTTGTGGACGATGAGGTAGGCGGGCATGGTCACCGCCTTACAGGAGTCCGGGGTGCTGCTCGGGCGGTCGCGTGCGTCCGGGCCGCGGGTTGGCGCGCTGGGCGGCGTTCCCTTCCGCGCTGCTCTTCAGTCCGTGGCAGGTGGCGCACACGCCTTGCAGTCTGTCTTCCGCGTGGGCGTCGGTCTTGGCTTCACGGTGGTCGCAGTGGCTGCTCGGCCGGACGCCACAGATCTTGCAGATCGAGTCGCGGGCGAGCACCTTGGCGCGGATGGTCTGCCAGTTCGACGGCAGCCGCGCCTTGCGGTCGCTGCCCTTCCAACCACCGCTCACGATCGGCTCCTCCAGCCGGGTCCGCGTAGCGCTTCGGGCACGT